CCACTCCCAAGAACCCGCCCGCCTGCATTCTCGGATAACCCAATCACCTCCGTTATATCTCTGATAAACAACCCATAGGCGTGGGGCAGGGTTGCTTTTGATAAGCGTATTCAGATAATAGGCAAAGGCGTAAAAGTGGTCTTTGGAGTATTGCTTCGTGTAATCAGGGAATAGTGGGCGTAGCTCCTTGTCTAAGAATTTTGGCGTCAGCTGGAAGTATCCAACAGATCCATGTCCATCTGCACTTTCCCTCCACCGACAGGAAGTCTCTTTCTCGGCGGTAGCTACATTATAGTGGGTTGGGTAGTCTTTTGCTATGTATCTTTCTGTTGCTTCCTTTACGGCTGGTTCAAGCTTCAGGCATCTGGGGTTAGCCCAAAGCAAAGACAAGCCCGATATAGATAAGCAAAGCAATAGTGTAAATCTTGTCATAAGGGTCTCTCCAGTCAATGAAGCCCACCTTGAGAACTCTCGTGATGTAGTAATAGACCAAGCCAGCCGAGGCAAGGGCGACCTTTCTGGCTATCGCACTCAAGAGTGTGGGTTGGTCGTAGACATAGACAAAAGCTACAAACATAAACACAACAGCAAGGGCTAAATCAACGCTGTAATGCTTCAGTATTCTTCTTAACAACTCTACTGTTTGCATGTCTCAATCACCTCCCGCAGGATTTGGTTTTCTCGTTCAAGTCTAAACATGTAGTTCAAAAGGGACTGCGATTTTTCAATGGCTGGCTGGTCTGGTTTGATAACGGGTCTCTCTGTTTTTGGGATGTCAGGAATAGGGCACTTTACGATAACTTCTTTTTCTATTACTTGCACTTGTGGTTTTGTAGCACAGGAGAACAAAAACAGACTAAGGGCTAAAATGCTTGCTCGCTTCATCTATCATCTCCTTGAGTGCCTCGCATTCATTTGTAGTGTTTGGGATGCTTATTTGTGGGATGGGCTCGGTGGCTTTTTTCAAGAGGGCAGTATATCTCTGTTCTATCTTCTTTTTATCAAGTTCGCATCTGCTTTTTAGCTCGGAATAAAGCTGTGTGTATTTGATGAGGTTCTCTTGTGTAGATTTCAGTTCTGCTTGGCATTGTGTGAGAGTCCGCATAGTTTCAAAGTGGGTTTTGCGTTCATGCTTGTAAATGGCATAAAACAGGGCATTGGAAAAGAGAGAGAGGGAGAGAAGGATAAAAAGTAGTCTATGAAGCATTTATGGGCTCCTTGATGAAGACTCCGTCTCTATACACATAATCTTGTGGGTTTTCAGATAGCCAAACCTCGTGATTTTCGTCTATCTCTATAAGCTGAACGTCTGGGTGGTCTTGGATGTAATCTTCCCAGCTTGTAAAACCTTGAACTCTCCCATCTGAACCGATGATAACAAATAATTTTCCCATCTTTTATACCTCCTTGCTTAAGTTGGTTGAATAAAGCCTTTGAAGTTTAGTTCTCTGATTGCGGGCCAACCCCCGCTACCTACAGTGCTATTAACCCTGACTCTCCAATACTTGTAATATCCCTGCTTAGCTATATATAGCGTAGTAGGCGTGTTTGTAAATTCCTGGTTGAATGTATGGATGTCTATAACTGTGCTACCATCTTGAGATGCTTGTATGGTTATAGAGGTGGGGTTATAACCAATTCCAGCACTGCTATAACCAGTTATTACGACTGTATGGACAAACACAGGGCTTACAAATTGATATTGTATCCATTGCGGAACAGTTCCTCCAGCCACCCAGTATGTGCTTGTATTTTTATCAAAAGCCTTGAATGCATCATAACCTGAACTGTGAATACTACTTGCAGATGCCACTCCCTCCGGGGTTGTGTTTGAGGTCATCGTTGGAACTTCTTTTACATTTATTGTGCGGTTGATAAAAGTATTCCATGCGGTCGCGTTATTTCTGATGGCGTTCAATGCGGTCTGAGAGTTGATAACAGCGTTCATAGCGGTTTGGGAGTTGATAACAGCGTTCAATGCGGTCTGAGAGTTGATAACAGCGTTCATAGCGGTTTGGGAGTTGGCAACAGCGTTCATAGCGGTTTGGGAGTTGATAACAGCGTTCATAGCGGTTTGGTCCCATACGATTAACCACAGCGGAGTTGAGGAATTGGGATTTTGTAGTAGTGCTTCGAGATTACTGCTATCGCCTTTAAAGATCAGTTCAAGTATGCTGTCTTTTCTTGCTGAAATCCCTAAGCTAATGATCTTTGCCATGCTTACACCTCCATTCCATCTATAAAGACATTCACTTCTGAATCTGTTGAGACTTTTATTGTGTCCCCGGCATCAAGACTGAATTTCTCTATGAATAGCCCAGCAAAGGTGTCCGAGAAGTAAGTAAGGTTGTTGATTTTTATTGTGATGGTAGAAGTGGTTGGAGCGTATATGCGTAAGAACACATAAGCTTTTTTGTTTGCTGGGCAAGTGTATATTGTTTGCTCTGTGTTGTTTATTGTGGCTTGTGCAAGCATCATTCACCTCCAAAAAAGAATGCCATTACCCTACTCATAAGCAGGGCGGAGTTTATTTGTGAGACTGCTTCTTGCTGTTTTTGTTCAATGTTTGATAGGGCATCCGCTTTTGCTGTAGAGATGGCGGATATAGCATCATCTCGACGCTCGTTAATCAAAGCATCTGCGTTTTGTCTCAATGCTTGTATTTCAGCAACTTTCTCGTCCGCTATGGTTTTTTTCTGCTCTATAAATTCAAAGGATGGTCGTAAGACTTCTTCAATGCGAAGTAGCCCATATCGGGTGACTTCATTAACGGCATACTGCCAGTCTTTCTTGATGTCTTCTAAGGCTGTAAGGCGTAAGTCTATATCTTTAAAGACAGCGTTGAAAACCTCGTCGGAGAGAGGTGTTCTTTTAGTAAAGCGATACTTATCAAACCTGCTCGGCATTTTCATCCTCCAGCTTTTCAACTTTGTCTTTGATGAGTTCATACACCTCGGGGGCTACTTCAATAATTTGCCCTGCATAGAAGCGTCTGCCGTAGAGTTCAAAGTCTTCTAAGACTTTAACCTTCACCATGCCTTACCTCCTTAATAGGCTATATCAACACGTTCAATAATCACATATGGCGCAACATCAGAAGTTCTTGAACCAGAAAGCTTGATCTTGTAGCGCTGAATACCGGCTGAGATGTTAAAAGTAAAAGTTTTGCGTATGGCGTCTTCGTCTTCTTGCTCGGTTGCAACAAGGACTGGGTTGTGGGTGGTGTTGCTTACTGTATCGATAAGTTGGCAATTGATAGTGTGCTTAGCAGGATCGAACTTATGTAGAAGCACTTGCACATCTATATTTTGTCTTGAGGCAGAGAGAACTCTCTCTGTGGAGGTTGCGAAAAAGGTTGTTGCGGGTCTGCTTGCGGTGATAGCCTGTTCAGTGAGGATTAGGGCTGGTTGCAAATCTGCAGTGCCAAGCATGACTGCCCTCAATGGCACGATGTCGGGGGCTGAGGAAAGTCTGCCCGTCTCCTTCAAGGGATACCATTTTCCACCCACGTTGATCTCATAGATCAATTCCGTTCCCTCTGGCACGATGGCGGGGGCTATGATCTGGAGGTCAGTGATACCTCCGGCAAGGCTTACGGGTTGAAGCTGAACTTCAGTTCTTGCTTGCTTAAATTGTGCTGCGTAGAGTTTGAACATAATATCTTTAGTTAAGTCTCCTGTGAAGTAATCTCCATCTGTGCCATAAAAGAGTGTTCCTTGCAAGTAGTTTTGTCCTGAGACGGCTGCAACTCTATAGTCTCCTTGTGTGATAAAGCAAATGGCATATCTTTTGGGCTTTAGGAAAACTGGTGGCAGATTGATGATGGTTTCAGAGGGGTATTTTTGCACATCTGATTGTTGTAGAGTCACATGGGTTAAAGTTTTTTGGAGGACTGGTTTTCCGCCTTCGGTCTCGCAAATCACAATGTGTATATCTGCGTTGCTGTCTTTTTGAGTGAAGTATAGACCAAGTCCAGCGAGCCACATCGGAGAGGAAATCACAAAGGTTTGGGCAACGATTGCCCCGTTTATGGTCTGGGTTGTTTCTTGAAGTCTATATTCTGTAATTGGATAAGATACCCAATATCCACATCTTCCATACCACCAATAGTTGTATCCCCAATACCAGTTCCATCTACTGTAATACCAGTTCCAGTAGCAGTTCCACCCCCAGCCATAGGTCCAATAATATTGGTGATAAGTGTATTTTTGCAGTGTGAGTGTTTGCCATTGGTATCTTGATATTGAGATGTCTCCGGAGTAGCCTTTTGTCTCAAGCTTTGGGACAGGGTCATATTTTGGAAGAACTAAGCTATCAAATCTTTGTATGTTTGGGTCGTATGGGTTAAATAGTGCAAGGTTAGCCCTTGCTTCTCCTGCACTTGGGAATAACAAGCCGTTGAAAATCTTCGCCTGCGTGTTGCCCGCATCTATCTTCGATGTATCTCCAAAATAATCTGCATCGTAGCTGTGGTAGGTGCTTGGGAGGTTGAGTTTTTCTTTTACACGTGCCATGTCTGCCATAAGCTCAAGGACTGCTTTTAAGTCTGCCTTCCCGTCTGTTTTTTTGGCAAGGGTTGAAAGGTCGGTAACGATTGAGATTAAGCGAGGCTCGGTTAAAGCCCTCCAGTTTTTCAACTCTTTCACGTCTGCTTTGGTCTCGTATAAACGAGGTAGGACATAATCTTCAACTCGAGTTATCTTTTCAATGCCGGTTGTGGTGAGGTAGATGTAAGCGACAGGCACTACATTTTCCTGAAGGGTTGGGGGTTGAGGGTCAACGGATTCCACGCCGGGAACAAGGTTTACATTGGCTTTGTTAATATGGGTCATGGCGACAGCACGGGGCTCCGTTGTCCCCTGCACCACATCAATTAGGAAATCCCGTGGCTCTACCTCTGTCTCTGTCTCAGAACCCCATATAACCACCGCAACTACTTTTTTGGTGTTCAAGGGCAGATACTGAAAGATATTGAACTCAAGGGATTGTTCGGAAATGTAGATTTTACTGTTAGCATACAATCTCCCCGGGGCTACTGTTATCTCAGTGGACGAGTTTTGCGTAATCTCAAAGCCAGTGTAGTGATAGCGGTTAGAGATTGCGTCGGTGATAACTGCTTCTATAGACTGAGCGGTATAGTCTTGGGTGTTGTTCAGGTCTTTTGCCTGAAGTTCCTGCCTATCTCTGTAGATAACTTTTTTAAACATTTATGACCTCCTGAATTTTGATTGATTGCCCTGCTGTGATGGTGCCATTTGCCGTTGGCGTTCTTTTTGTTTTTGTATCAATAAAGATTTTGTCTCTTACGCTTTTGTAGTCGTTTATGAGTTTTTGTGTTTCGTGTAAAGCCTGCTTAGGCGTAGCGATGAGGAATTTAAAGAAAAACCTCGGGTGGGCTTTGTCTTTTGTGTCTATAAGAAGCTCGGCGTTGTATGGCGGGATTCGGATAGGTTTTTCATCTAAGAAGGTGTAGGCGTTGCGTCGCTGGGGAATTACTTCTGGGTCAAAGATGCGGAAGCGTTTCCAGATGCGTTTTTCTGCGTCAAGGTCTGTAGTGTGTCCGTGTGTGTATGAAATAAAGGCAATTTTATAATTGGCGTTTCCTCTTTCTTGTAGGGTTTCATATTTGGATGTGATTGGTTCTGTGGAGGGTGTAATGGTTTCTGTGCGGGTGATTGGTTCATAATCGGAGTAAAGGACAGGTAAGTTAAGGGTGTAAAGTCTTTCTTTTGCGTTGTGATTGACAAGATATTTTAAACGGTTTGATTTCGTAAAAGAACCGTAAGCATTCCCTTCTTTGCGGACTTCTACTTTTTCCTCTGCTGTCTTTTCCTTTTGTGTGTATTGTATAGTGTAGGTTTTGAGGGGTTGAAGGATGCCATTTTTGACTAAGTATGCCCTATGCCCATAGCGATTTGTCGCAAGCTGGTTGCAAGGTTGCAATTTTGCAGAGAGGAAATCTTTCTGGTAGGGCTGGTATTTTTTGCCGGGGAAGGAAAACTTTGTGAGGCGTAGTTCTGGAAAAAGCTCGTAAAATCTGGCTCGGTCTTCATCTGTAAGGGAAAGGCTAAAATAGGTTTTTATCTCGGGCGTTCTTGCTCGTATAAGCTTTGAACCTGCAAGCTGGCATGCGGTTTTGATGCCCAACAGGGTGCCCTTGCATCGGTGAAGATCGATTGCCTTTTTGATTAGGTTGCGTTTTTCTTGGATGGTCTGGGCTTGTTCGTAGCCCTCAATGTGAAATTGCCAGCCTAAAAGGTCAAGGAGTTTCTCGTCCTCTAATTCGTCGATGCGAGGATAGATAAGAACATTGATAATGCGATTCTTCAGTCCTTCAAAGCTTGTGTCAAAGGTATCTACTAAGTGCTGAAGCTCTCTTATGCTTGGAGGAGTTAGCTCTTTAATCATCCACCAAACCTCCATAGCGAATGCTTACGTTCCGTGCGTGTGCTATCTGTTCAATAGTGAGTTCCCGCCTTGTTGGCAAGGTTAAGTCCATCCTGTAAGCTCCCGCTTGTTTGACAAGTCGTGTTAGTTCTTCGGGTAAGATGTCCCTTCCGATTTTGGATTTTGTCCAAGCTATAAAGTCGTTTACTGCTTTTTCTACTGCGGATTGGATGAAGGAAAGTTTGGAAGCATCCTTCTTATTTACATAAAAGGTTAGATCAATGTCGTATTGAACTATCTCGGGTGCAGAAACTAAGACTTGGTCGGTGAGGGGACGCACACGCTCTGAGGATAAATAATCCCTAACGAGAGAGAGCATGCTTGCATTTGGGATGTTGCCACCTTTCACGGTAAAGATGACTTTTACCTGACCGGGGGCTGGGCTATAGACTTCTACATCTTCTATGTCTTGATGGGCTGATAGCGTGTAATAGATGTAAGCTTGTTTGGAGCCCGCATTGGTGAAGCGTTCAATGGATAGTCTTATTCTCTCCCGGAAGCGTTCATCATCTTCTTCATCTGCACCATACATGCTCATTGTGATGTTTGAGACAGAGTCAATGTAAGGCAATGGGTCTATAAGGTTTTTTACCTGTCCGGGAGAAAAGCCGTTTCCTTTTGTTCCTGCTTCATTACACTCAGCTGGGACATCAACATATAAGCTTCCGGCTGGGATCTTTACCTCCTGTAAAGTTGCAAAATAGAGGTCTCCTCCTGCGGATGCCCTTGTCCCGGCAGGGATGACCACATCAAAGCTTAGGGGTTCGGATAAGGAAAAACGCAAGATAGTTTGTGCCTTCCGGGCGGGGAGTCTTTGAACTCCGTAAAACTCAGCAAGGGCGTCAAGGTGTGGTCCGGTTGCATATGCAAGCAAATTCTGTTTTGCGGTCTCGTTTATGGCTATGGCTAAAAGTGCACTGGCGTAGGTCTGAAGATTGATTAGCAATCTCTCAGGGTCTGCTGGGTAGAGTGGGCGCTGTGTGATGTTTTCATAAGCGTCAATCAACAAGCCTTCCCAGTAAATCGGGTCCGTTTCCACAAACTTTATATCCATATGCTTTGCCCCACTAAACCTTCTATATCTTCAACAGCTAAGAGAAGTTCTATCTTTGTCCTGTCAAGGCGCCTATCAAGTTTGATTTCTTTGACCTTTACCCTTGGTTCCCATCTCTCTATTTCATCTACAATGTAGGCTTTGATCTTGCCGATGGTTAAAGCGGTAAGAGGCTGGTCTATGAAGCTGTAGAGTTCTGAACCAAATTCTGGACGGTGCACATCGGAACCTTTGGGCGTGGTCAAAATCACACGGATATTTTGCAAGACGCTTTTTACAGGGTCTCGTTCAA